GCCTTTGCAAAAGAAAGATGGATTGTTGATTCATCAGTCCAGATGACATTTGGCCTTGTAAAAGAATTAGAACAATATGGCATTGATCTGCATAATGACCCATACATAAAATATGATTTGCTTATGCTCAACGAAGCATTAAAAGCATTACTCTACAGATCCCTACGAATCCAACATCCTTTCCAAAGATTAAGTCAAGATATTATCAAAGAAAAGGACGCAGACGCGTTTTTTATTGGTATCACATCTGATTAACTGTGGACTTTACCACATTTATGTGGGATAGTATTATATAAGAATTGGAGAATTGTTATGATTCTGGTTGATTTAAACCAAGTTATGATATCGAACTTGATGGCACAATTAAGTAGCCATCATGATGCTGATGTTGACGCAGAGCTGTTTAGGCATATGGTTCTAAATGCTCTTCGCGGATATAAAAAGAAGTTTGGAAACGAGTATGGTGACTTAGTCATCTGCTGTGATGATAAAAACTTCTGGCGCAAGCAAATCTTTCCTCCTTACAAAGCTCATAGAAAAAAGGCTAGAGATAAGTCAGACTTTGACTGGCCTCAAATTTTCAATAGCTTACATCAGGTGAGAGATGAGATTAAAGAGTTCTTTCCATATAAGTTTGTCCATATTGAGTCTGCTGAGGCAGATGATATAATTGGAACCTTATGTGAACATATAACAATGGAACCAATTCTTATTATGAGCGGTGATAAAGACTTTATTCAATGTCAGGTATATCCTCATGTTGATCAATATGATCCTATTAGGAAAAAAATGATCACTAATGAAGACCCAGGAAGGTACTTGAATGAACATATCATGAAAGGAGATAGAGGCGATGGAATTCCTAACTTCTTATCCGAAGATGATTGTTTTATTAATGGAGGACGACAACGTCCTCTACGTAAGACATTTATCGACAAAGTGATACACCAAGGTCTTGAAGCACTTGATGATAAACAAAAAGCTGGTTGGAAAAGAAACGAAAAACTTGTCGACTTACGCTGGGTGCCAGCATATATAAAGAATGAGGCTATTAAACAATATCAAGAGTCCGGACAGGGTCGAGATAAGATGTTTAATTACTTCGTCCATTACAAGTTGACTACATTAATGGAAAACATAAGCGAGTTTTAATATGGCATATACAGAAGGCATAGCCGAAATTATAGATGACGTTCGAAAGGCGAAATCTAATGCTAAAAAAGTTGCATTGCTTAAAGAGCACAACCAAGAATGGATGCACCAATTACTATACATGACGTATAGTTCCAATTGGGATTGGAAACTACCTGAAGGTACCCCACCTTTCACTAAAAACGATCCTTCTACTGATTTAGAAGGTTCCGCATACAGTGAATTGCAAAGGTTTTACCTTTTCAGAGTTCCAGGACCAAACGGATCTAACATTGGCCATCCAGACATTACTCAACAAAAGAGAGAAACACTTTTCGTTCAAGTATTAGAAAGCGTCGCCCCGAAAGACGCAGACTTATTCGTTGAAATTAAAAAGAAAAAGATCAAAGGTGTTCCTAAGTCTGTTGTTGAGGATGCGTTCCCTGGTTTGCTTAATGCCAACTTATAGATTTTTAGATACAGAGACCGATGAAGAGTTTGAGGCGTTCCTCAAACTTGCAGAGCGTACACCTTTTCTTAAAGACAATCCCCACGTGAAACAAATAATCACTGCACCTAACTTTATATCTGGTGTAGGTGATTGGCAAAATAAAACTGATGCAGGATTTAAAGAAGTACTGGATAAAGTTGCAGAACAAAACCCTGAAACCCCAATGGGACAGAGATATAAAGCAAGTACTTCAAAAGAAGTGGCCACAAGAAACGCAGTAGAGAAATGGAAAGCTAAAAGAAAACCATTTGGTGATTAAATGTTTGAAAATAGTAAAGGTTTTGTAGGTGTTGTTCCTAATGCATATACAGACGAAGAATGTGATGATATAATATCTCTACGTCAGAAGTATAAGCGTGAAGATGGAGCTGCGTACAATACAGATCCTAGTGATAGAAGAGAGCCTTTAAATGATGATACTAGACTCAGTGATGTTTTCTTTATGAGATATTTCGATGAACCTTGGATTATCGATAAGACTATTAAAGCAGCAAACAAATTTAATGAAATGTTTTGTAAGTGGGATATAGATTGGTTTGGATTAAATCATGAAATGCAACTAGCTGAATATTATAAACCAGGACACCATTTTGAATGGCATAGAGATATACACTTCGAGTCATACAGAGAACATTGGGAAGCTCTTAAAGAGAGAAAGTATAAAAGAAAAATATCAGCTATCATTCAACTAGACGACCCAAAAACTTATGTAGGTGGTAGATTACAATTAGGAACAGATGCTGGTAATAAAGATTCTATGAGAGCTGAATTTGATGATGTTGAACAAGACTGGTTACAAAGAGGATCTATGATCTTCTTTCCTAGCTTTGTTAATCATAAGGTCGATCCAATAATAAGTGGATCAAGAGCATCATTTACAATATGGTATTTGGGTCCACCTTGGAGATAATATGAGATACTTATACTATTTTGTGGAGTGGTTAAAAGAACCAGCATCAAACAAATATAAGCTGTTGGCAGTCCTTTGTGTGTTGGCAATGATTAACACTTATGGGGACTTAGAAACAAGAACAGAATATCTTGTATTCTCAGCTCTATTTGTATATGCTATATTAAGAGGTTGGTGGAGTAATGAATAATGTTTAAACATGACTTAGTCGAATTAGAAGACTTAAAAATTAAAAATGTCGATGGTAAAAGACTTTATATTACTCCAAACGGAAACTATCCTAGTGTCACTACTGTTACTTCTCTATTAGTTAAAGAAGGAATAGCAAAGTGGCGTAAAAGAGTTGGTGAAGAAGTAGCTAATAAGATTACTTCTACTGCTTCACGAAGAGGGACTAATGTACATAAAGCATTTGAAAAATATTTACTTAACGAAGAGATACCAACTCTAGCTCCATCTAATCAATTCCTATTTGACGATCTAGCTCCAATTCTTGCAGAGCGTATAGGATTGATTAGAGGAGTGGAAGCTCCATTGTACAGTGATTACCTACGAGTCGGAGGACGCGTAGACGCCGTTTGCGAGTGGGATGGTGTATTGAGTATAGTAGACTTTAAAACTGCCTCAAAACGGAAGTATGAAAGCTACATCACCAATTATTACCTACAGTCTAGTGCGTATGCAGTAATGTTCGAAGAGAGAACACAAATTCCTGTGTCTCAGATCGTAATAGCAATTGCTGTTGAGAATGATGAGCCTCAGATCTTTGTTAAAAAGAGAGATGAATATATTGAATCGTTTCAAGAATTAAGAGAACAGTTCGATGGATATAACCCTCTCCCTTTATTAGCTAAATAGGTACATGGCATACAGCAAAGAGGTGCTAGAGCGTTTCAACAACGTTCTTAAAAATCCAGAAAAACACGGTGTAGGAAGATTTGATCCTACGGACAACAACGTGGCTACAGGAATGGCAGGAGCTCCAGCATGTGGAGATGTCATGAAGTTAGATCTGAAGATCGACCCCGAAACCGAGATCATCGAAGACGTTAAATTTAAAACATATGGGTGTGGTAGTGCAATTGCTTCTTCATCCTTGTTCGTAGATATGTTAATCGGTAAAACAATGGATGAGGCATCGCAGATCAAAGATAGAGAGATCGCTGCAGCTTTGGATCTGCCGGCTATAAAATTACACTGTAGTGTGTTAGCAGAAGATGCTATTCAAAAAGCTATGAAGGATTGGGCAGCTAGAGAGTAAGTGGTGTCCAGACTCTAACCTTTTCACTCTTTCCTTTAACTTGAATTTGATCTACTTCATTATAGGCCTGATCATAACCTGTAATACTCATTGCTGCTTTATATGTTTCATGACCGATTAGAATATCTTCTTTATAGTTTCTAGTTTGGCCTTCTAACCTACTAGCTAGATTAACAGCATCTCCAACTACTGAATAGTCGAATCGATTTTCACTTCCCATATTACCTACAATACAATCACCTGTATTAACTCCAATTCCAATTCCAATAGATGGCAAGTCCTGGGCTACTATTTCTGCATTTACTGATTTAGCTTCTTCGGCCATTTCCTTAGCTGCTTGTACAGCAACTGCAGCATGATCTGGACAATCAAGTGGTGCATTCCAAAAAGCCATTATACAATCACCCATAAACTTGTCTACAGTTCCACCATGCTTGATTACTATTTTAGTCATCTTATCTAAGAACATATTAATTAGTTCAACTAATCCTTCCGGGTCATTTTTGTTTTTAAAGTGTTCACTAATTGGTGTGAAGCCAACTATATCCATGAATAAGAATGTCATTTCTTTTCTTTCACCACCTAGCTTTAATAGTGATGGGTCTTTTTGTAATTGTTTAACTAGGTCTGGAGAAACATATGTTCCAAACTGTTGCTTTATTTGTTGTTTTAGTTTATAATTGCTATAGAAGTTATTAAAGGATGCATGAGCAAAGACTACTAATATGGTAAATATAACGAACGATATATCAACAAGCTGGAACGCAGATGTCCAAAAATAGTTACTGGTATACCAAGCGGCGACTAGAACGCCTGGAGCAACTAACGCCTGAAGAACGAGCGGAGCTAGATAGACCAGTCCAAGGATGGATAGACCTACAAGAAGCACTGATAAAATCTCGGCCAGGTCCGACCAAGCAGGACGAACAATCGTAGTTCCATTCATCACTGTTGCTAATAGATTAGCTTGAACCTCATGAGGATACATTGCTCCAACTGGTGTTGGAATTGGTTGTGCTACTCCTTCTGCTGTAACTCCCCACATTAATATTTTGCCTTGGAGATCAGTTCTCTCTGATAACTCTGCTGCACTTACCTTTTGAAACTTATTCCAATAACTAACATATACTTCTCCGTGTGGGAGTGTTGTTATCATTGGAAACGTTTTACCTCTTCCAATTCTTAATTTTTCTATACCATAATCTGTGACCTTTAGTGTATAACTAGGCTCTCCTGCAAGCACTCTAATCGTTTCTAAGGCGAGAGATGGGTATAGCTTACTGTTGGCACTAACGACCAATGGTATTCGTCTTACAACGCCGTCTACTTCCGGTACAGATGCCATTACGCCCACACCATAGGCGTTATCTGAAAGTATCTTTAATGGAGATATAATTCCTGGCCAGGTATACGTAAAGTCAGTTGCGGTTCCCCCGATAGTAGCGGTACCAACGTGAGGAGCGAGTCCTTCTTTTAATTGGGTTGTAGGAGCAGATCCTAGTAAAGTAGGTACTTTTTGCATAGTCTCTGCGAAGGATACATCTCCCTGCCACCTGTCCTTCTCTGCCATTAACATTGTTAGTATCTGTGGGACTGCTGTCGGTTGACTTTCTATTAGTGTCGCTAATTGTGTTCTCGGCCATGGGTATTGTCCTTGTTGTTGTAGTGACTTCTCATCTATCTCAACTAATATGATATTGGAAACATCTACAGCTTCTTGTTGTTGTTGAAACAAGTCAAAGGTAGCGAGCCTGGTTCTCTCAACGAGAACAGGATCCCATATTCTTATGCTTGTTAGGAGTAAGATGGTTACCAGGACGGTAATCCAACTTGTTGCGAATCGTTCTAAAATGTTCAAGCGTTAATCTTGGGTAACATTTATTGTACATCCACCTGAAGTTACGCAATGCTGAGATAATGTATATCCTTGAGCAGTGCCACCAGTTTGTAATAAGTCTAATGTAGTTGGTTGTGTTCCGGTTAATGTAATGACTGCATTGTGAGTAGCATATCCGGTTTGTTCTGTGTCTATTGTATTGTCGTGGTATGGAACATACCCTGTCCCGATGTTTATTTCAAGATTCTTTGCTCCATCACTATCTTGAATTGCGAATACGTCATTATTATTACCATACAAATATATTCTTGCTGTGTGTCCACTACAAACTCCAGCTGAACAGTTTCTTTGGTATCCTTTTAGTGAATTATCGCTGCCATGTACATCAAAGTTTGCTGTATGGCCTCCACCTTCAGTGCCATCATATGTCCATGTGGTATCAGTTCTACTACCAAAGTAATATCCCTGGCCCCACCAAATAGTATTATCAGTTCCATAGCTTACATGGAAACCTATATCGTTCTTATTACAAACAGATGCACTCTTTGTACAATTTTGTTGGAACCGAAGTGTCTGATCATCATAATCTACATCACCACCCCAGCTAGCTCCAGATCCCCACCAAGACACCCAACCAATTTCTTGGTTGTGTCCCGACTGTCTGATTAAGATGTCATTATCGTCTCCATCTCCAATAGAAAAGAATATTTTATTATCAGTTCCGGATTGTATTATATCAAGAAGAAGATCATCGCCGCCTCCGACCTGAGTTATTGTAATGTTGTTTGTGTCATCTGCGAGTGCAGGAGCTGCATATATTCCTATGCAGAAACCTAATACGAACATACAAAGATATTTTAATTTTTTCATTTGCTTGAAACCTTTAGTTCCTCGTGTGGTGGTTCATGTTCTTGGCTACACCAAGGACAATACCATGTTCTTAGCATAGGATTAAAATTGTCCATTGCAATACTCCACCACATATTACATGCTTGGCATACAAAGTGAAAGATATGTTCTTTACTAAAGTCCATTTAATTAATCCCGGGAATCCAACATACTGGATATACACACCACCAGGGATTGAAAAATCCGAGCATCCATAATATTAAAATCCATAAAGGTATTTTAGCCCATAATTTGTCTTTAGACCACTCTCTATATCTTAGAGCGTATGGTGTTAACTTGTCTGAAATACTCATTAGTTCACTTGCCTTATAATAATATTTATTGCTTCTCCATCTCCTACAATGATAAGACCCTCTATATCATCTAATTCAGTTGCAATTGTTGCAGCTGCATATATCGGAATTCGCAATGATACTACTCCATTAACTTCTCTATAGAACCAAATTGTACCTTCGCCTTCA